CGAAGCCCAGCACCCAAAGCGGCAATAGCAGCCTCAGGGGTTGTGTTGTTGAACGATGCTAAGTCTCCGGCCAAGGTAATGAAGTCGGTTGAGAACCCGGCGAGGTCTTCACCGCTCAGCCCAGCCGATTTACCGAACACGCCAAACACTCGCGCCGCATCAAGAGTCTGATTGGTTGACTGACCCAGGTTCGCAGCCGACGCAGCCGCAAACTTCTGAACGGTTTTGTCAGCGGAACCGAACACAGCAGTGATTGCAGTGCCCGCCTCAGCCAAATCGGATGCGTTTCCGATTGAGTCTCGAATGATTTTGCCGATTCCCAACGTGGCGAATGCGGCGGCGAGTGGTGCGGCCAGTTTCCCGACCGCACCCAGAACTCCATCGTTGATCCCTTTGCCAGCGTTACGGCCAGCCTCCGGCCCCGCCGCGTCAAACTCTTTCGCCAAGGTTCGGCGCAAGTTTGATGCGTCGGGAACGATCTCAACAAACGCTTGATACAGTGCCGACACTGGTGCCTCCCGAAGGTTTGAGGGCCACCGGGAGAGTGGGCAAGGTTACGTCTTCTCAACGCGAGGGCGAGCCAACAGCTCCCGCAATTCGTTCACCGTATGACCGGCCTTCTTGACCCCACCAATACGATTACGCGCCTTATCAAACGGGCGTGCATACGGTTGAGGTTTGTTTTTTGCCGCCACTTTGTGCTGCAAGTCGAACAGGTCAACGAGCGCCAACCATTCACGGGTGACCGGGTATTCCCACCCGGCAAGGGCTGCCTGTAACCGTGATGCGGGATCGCGTCGCAACCCATCAACAAGGTCAATTAGTTCCAGCAGGGGCAGGGCAGGGGAACCCGCCCAGTGAAGGGATACGCCGTAGAAACTGCGGAGGTCTTCGGTTAGCTCGCGTCGGTGGGAGCGGATGGCTCCGGCGAGCTGGATGAGTCCCCCGGTTCAACCCCCGCCCACTTGCGGAACAGAGTTCCGAGCGCGCCAATGCCCAGGGACTTGATTGCATCAATGGTGCGCTTGTCGGCACGGTTGAACAGGATTTCGCGGGTTGCTTTCAACTGGTCGGCAACATCACCGGCCATTGCCTCCGCCACCGTGTCAATGTCACCAAACGACAGGCCGGGGAGTGTGTAAGGTTTGCCGTCAATTTCGAAGGAGTACTTTGCGGCGGAGGTAAACGAGTCAACCATGGGGAGAACCTTTCAATAGGAGAGTGGGAGAAAAAAGGGGTGCAACGCCGGCCCGAGGGGTTCTCCCGCCACCTCGGGCCGGTGACCTACTTAGACGGCTCGCGTGTACGGGAACGCGACCGACGAACCGACAGCGTTTTGCACGATGACCGGCGCGGAACCGGCAGAACCTGCGGGCAGGGTTGCGTAAATGGTGAACGAGTCATCCACCGTGAACGCCGTAGCGTTGACTCCACCGAATCGGACGCCGACCGTGGCAACCGCACCGGTGAAGCTTGACCCGTCAATGCGAACCATGGCACCGGCACCGGCACCCGAAGGGGTGACAGCGGCGATGCTGGGCACGGTGGCTGTACCGAGCGTCGCGTACCACTTGCGCGCCGCTCCACCGATCACGGCGTTGTCGTATGCGGTGATCGTAATTTCGTAGCCGATGGGCACACCAGCTGCGAACACTTGATCGCCGACAGCGGTCACTTGACCGGTGGGAATGTAGGTGCGGATGACCTGCGTGCCGTCGTATACGTCGATGATGTAGGAGCGGCGTGGACGCTCGAGCAGCGGGTTGACGACAATGGAACCGTCAACACCAACCGTGGCCCCGTAATACTCGGCCAGAACAGCCGCGTTGGTCTGCAACAGGGTGAGCTGAAAGGTTGTTTCGCCCTCGGTGACCGTGGTGCGCACGACTGCGGAACGCTGCCACGACTTGATCTTTTCCATCGTCTGCGCGTTGGTTTCCGTCACTCCGTCATCGGAAACGAATCCGAGGTTGACGAACCCTGCGGGTGCGCCGGGGCCGGTGTTGGTCGGTGCGCTTGCACTGGTTGGTCCTGACAGCACGACGCCATCGACGGCGACCTGCACTTCGTTAGCGTTTAGCGTCATGTGCTGCTCCTTAGTTGTGTGAGGTGTTTACGCCTCAGAACCTGCCCGGATGGTCAGGGGGTTTTAGGGGTTAGAAGTTGGTTCCGCGTGCGGTGATACGGCAGGCGAAAAAGTAGTTCGTCAAGTTTTTGCCGCCCACATTGTGCGGTGTTTCGGTGGGCACGTCGAAGGGGCCACTGAACGAGTCGGTGACGGTGATGGGCTGCCCGTCGGCACAGTCGCGCAAAATTGCCATACACAGAAGGGCCAAGTTTTCGGCGTCAACGGGTGTGTCAGCCCACACGTTGAACCCGTACCGGCGTCGCGTTTGCGATCCGTCATCGGGGCCGGAATCGTCACGAACGGTCACCATGCGTGCCGTCTTAGTGGCGGGCAGTTTCGGTTGCACGGTCACACCGATTGCATGTGCCACAGCAGACGCTGTGAGGCCCGCACGGAGCACATCACACAACAGGCCAGTAGTGGATGGAAAGATGATTCCGCGCATGTTAGGCGCCCGCCTGACCGAGAGCGCGCGCGAGCGTGCCGCGCTTCGCCTCAACCGCCATACCGATAATCGGTGCCGCACCAACCTGCACAGTCACACGCGACGTGCCCTCACGTGCATTCATCCGCAAAGACGCAACATATGCGGCATTCGAATCTGACTGTGCGCCCGCAAGAACGCGCGAACCAATTTCCACCAGTCGTGACTCAATTTCCGGCGACTTCAACATTTCGGCAATGCTGCGAATCTGACGAAACTTAGCCATCAGGACACCCGCTTCACATTCACCAAAACACCTTTGCCCCAGTCAGCAACATCACCATCAACCGCCCACGACCCGCCACGAACCAACAGGCGGTCGGTGGCGCGAATATCAGCGGGAATGCGCCGATACAGTGCAAGGCCGGTCACGACCTGTTGCCCGAACGGTTCCGCCGACTCATTCGACGAACGCGGGGCAACCATCCACCCCGCCGACAAAATGGCAACATCCACGCCAACCAACGGGTTGCCCTGCGAATCGAAGCCAACAGGCGGCGTGCCGGCGCGCACAATAGTTATTGACTCCAACCGGTTCACGGAGTAACCAACGGCACAACATAAAGCGGTGAATACGGTGAGCTGGTTGGGATCAGGTTGATGCTGAAAGCCTTCTGACCGGTACTGCCCGAACCCGACAGCATCGCCAACTCAGAATCAAGAATGACCAGTTCGCCCGGCTCGTCGCCGCCATACGTGCGCGACTGAGTAAACGGGCCATCACCCGTACTTGCCGTGCGGATGCCCTCAGGGTTGCGGAACTTGCGGATAACCATTGACGTTGTAACGTCCACGATTGTTTCCAGCAAACCCACCTCTGGAATGAGCAGCCGCGCGGTCACAGTAGGCACGCGGAACCGAATCAGCCTCTCAGCCTTACCGATCCACGTTTCGATCAAATTGAGATCGGTGGGGGCGTCATAACCAATCCACGCATCCTGCACGTCAGCAGCCGTAGTCCATGTCATGACGCCCCACCTTTCCTATTGTTCGTTTTTCTTCGGGCGACCTGCGGCACGCTTTGGGGTGGGGTCCGCAGACTCCCACCCGTCAGCGAACCGGTGGTCCTTCTCGTCGGCCACCGAAACGGTGACCTTTGATTCCAGGTGTGTAAACCTGCTCATACGTTCACCCCTAAGCCGGTTAGGGCTTAGGCGTTGGCAACCGCGTCACGCACAACGGCGAACGCGTCAAGGTCCAGCACGCTCCACCCGTAAACAACCTCGGCGCGCAATGCGATCTGGTTGTTGCGCTTGAGGTCACCGGTGCCATCAGGGTCACCGAACTCGATCAGCTCGATCGGGATGTTGCGCTGAACACCCCAACGGAACGCGTCCCACTGTCCGACGATTGCTTTCACGTTCGTGTCAGTGGCTTCCGGCAGGCCCGAAACGGTGCTGGATGAGAACGCGGCAAGACCCTCAAACGAGGACAGTTCCTGCCCGTAACCAAGCTCCGGGAACTTTTTGCGCCCATCGGAGTAGCGTGACGTGGCGGTGCTGAACGCGTAACGCGGCTCGAAAGCAACACCGTTGGGAATGTACCCGTCGGCGATGATCAACGCGGCGGCCTGCTCAATGAGCAGGTCAGGCGATCCAAGAGTTTCCGTGGTGATTTCCACACTGTTCGTGGTCGTCGCAATGCGATCTCCGACAAGCAGGGCGGCAGCGGCGGTACCCGTGCGCGGGTTGATGCCGTGGAATCCACCAAGGTCAAGTGCACGGCTCAATGCCACGCCAGCCTCATCAGCAAGCATGGTGAGGATACCAAGCTGGTAGTCCTCGTCAGCGAACCGAACTTCTTCGTTGAACCGCATGGTGACCTGGAACTTTTTCGGAGTCGCAACACGCGAACCGAACGTTGCCCCGGTCAAACCCTTCTGCCCACCTTCGCCGACAAGCTCCGCACGGGGCCGACCGGTGAGGGTCATGTGGGTGACGTCACCGAACTGCTGCGGCTGTGACGCGGCAAGGGTTGCAATCGCTGAACCGGTGGTTGCTTTGCTGAACATGCCTTCAGCAATGTTCCGGGGCAGAACAAGCCCGGCAGTTGTAATGAGTGCCATGATTTTCTTCCTTTACGGTTAGTCGCCGCGCCCAAACAGGCTTTTGACGAACTCTGTTGAGTCGCTGACCTGTTTGGTGGGCGAGATTCCTTCGCGGGGTGCGGTCAGCCGAGTGGCAACCTGTTCACCCCTAAACGCAATGAGCGCATCCGCTGACTTCTCAAGCTCTTCCTGCGTACTGCCCGAAAGCAGTTCAACGGGAATGCCTTTGGCGGCGGAAACCTCAGCGCGAATGGTGCGCGACTCCAACTCAAGAACCCGCTTTTCAGCGGCCTCAGCACGTTCGGTCACCCTCTGCGATTCGGTTTTGTTCGCTTCTTCAATCTCGGTCAGACGCTTTGCTGCGTCTTCGTTTGCCTTTGCGGATGCCAGGCTGTCTTTTGCCCTGGACTCCCACTTGCGGGCTTCGGCTTTCCAGTCCGTTTCCTTTTCGGCTTCGGGCTGTACTGCGTTTGCCTCTGACGGCTGATCGGTTGCGATTACGTCACTCATGTTTTCTCCCATGCGGGTTTCCCTTAGCCATGCGGCGTCGGTGGATTTATCGGAATGCCCCATGCGGGGCGATGAACCCACCGAGAACGGCGGGAAATCTTTTAGTCGGTGGGAATGTCCCGGCCAACACCACTGCCGAGCTGGAACAACCGTTCAAACTCTTTGGGGTCATAACCATCAGGCAAGTCACCCCGGCTACGAACCGGGGTCGGTACGCAATCACAGTCCCCGTGATAGGTGTTTCCCTCAGCACCAGCAGACGCCGCCGAACCGAACACGGCACCACGAGAGGCGAGCATCACGCAAAACTTGCATGTGCTAGCGCCGGTCGGAACGCGGGCATAACCGGTGCGCACTGGATCGCGGAAGGTTGAGTTGGCGATCGTGTCCCGCCCAGCCTGCAAGACAAGCCGTTGCGCAACATTGCTCAAGTTCGCCAACACTTGCCCTGCGTCCGGTCCTGTTTGAAACAGCGGGCCAAGCGCCCAACGCGTGCCAGCGGCAGCAATTTCAGGATCAGTTGGCGCGGCAATGATGGCGCGAAACGCACTGGCAGACGGTGGCACGTCGCGCAGTGAGTCGTAAAAGTCTGCACCGAGAATTGCCGCAGTATCGGAATACACGCTCATCAACTCGGGGAAGAAATCAAGCAACGCCGCTTTGACCAGCAACGGGTTGCCGTCAACGTTCAACGCCGCCCAAAACAGGTTCAAGTCCGTTCGAGCCAACTGCACCAGTTGCTGATTTGCCGTCCTAAACTGAGTTACTTGGAGTGACGTTGCCACCCGTCACTCCCGACGCCGCACGAAGCCCCTGAGCGGCCTCCACAAGGGCTGTCAGCCGGTTAGGTGCCGCATTGCGGCGACGCTCCGCCTGGAACCGCACAATCTGCTCACGCGTCAACCCGGCATACTCCATACCAACCTCAGACGTACCAAAACCTTCAATACTTGCCGACAGTTTTGTGAACGCATCAGCACGCGCCGACGGCGACACAATCGACGGGTCCGTGAACTGTGCCGACAGCGACCGCATTTCCTGAGGCACCACGTCAAACCCGTCACGGAGCATCACGGCAAACTGCATTGCCTGCACAGCACCATGACCCCACAAAGTATTTGCATCTCGTGTGGTCGTGATCAATGTTTCCTTCGCCGCAAAAATGGCGTCTGCTGATGACGGGTTAGACGAATCCGCCATCTTCACCTCAAGGTCTTGCTCATCGGCAAACAGTTGCGACCACATGCGCAACTGATCCGTGTGAGGTTGCGGGGATGCACCAGTGAAACGGTGCAAGTCCGGCTTGTCCTCACCATCCTCAATATCAATGGCTTTGATGCGCCCCATAATGGCGGTCCACTTGTCGTCCCCAATGAACGAAGACACGTCAGCACCAAACAGGTAATACTCCGGGGCGGAATAAAACTCAGCCGAAACTTCTGACCGAACGATTGTTCGAAGGGCTGCGTCCGCGTAGTACATGGCGGCAGGGGTGATGCGCGAATGACCTAGTGGGCGTCGCAACTCATATTTGTGCACGAGCGGGGCCACACTGACAACACCCAACGGGTTCACGCGGGCATCAACCGTCCACACGCGGCCCGTCTTCACCATGACGTAAACCAGTTCAGGCGTATACATCACCATTTCGATGGGGTCACCAGAATCGTGCACGTCAATGATTGACAGGAACCCACGCAAAGCACGTTTGCGGCGATCCCAAATAGCGGCAGAGTCCTCAGCGGCTCGCGCCAAAACAAGCACGTCAGGCTCACCCGCCTGAACATCCCCCTGCGTCACGGTCAAGAATGAGCAACCGTGCACAGCCGACGAAATCTCGGCAGCAGGAAACTCCACCTGAAAACGGTTGTCGTGCATAATCGACGTAAGCTCAAACGGATCTTCCGAACCTGTAGCCGACACGAAACCCTCAAACCGTGAACGATCCGTGACCGCGTGCACACCCTTCGCAATCCACCCCAACGATGCGCGAATGGAACGCATCTGCGGCGGCAACGAAATGCCGAAATCTTTCAACGCCGCCTCACCGTCGTAATAGACGGAACGGGTCACGTTGCGGGCACGCTTATTGCGCCACACCTGCACCAACTCGGCAAGCAACCGAGAATCCGGTCCCCCGTTATCCAAATCGACGGGAGGGGCAAACATCAAAGTTGTGCTGGAAATGATGCTCATAAAATCACCATCTTCCTTTTCTCACCCGCTGGCCTAGAACTTGCTTTGCTCTCAAGCCCAGCAACAGCGACTGTGACGGCCACCAACGAAGTTATGTCTGTGTTAGAACTGGCCCGCGACCAATACCAGGAAGCACCATCGCGGTAAAACTTTTGCTTCACACCATCAACAGCCCCGTTCAAAGCAGGGTCATCAAGATGGCGCAGTTTGCCTTGCACGATCAAGTCATGAACAACACCGCACGCCTGCACATACTCGGTGAACCGAATCAACTTGACCCGCACCCCGTCGCGCTTCCAGGACGGGATCAGAGAATCAACATGCCCACCAGCAACAGCAACAATCGCCAACGGTGACCACTTGGCTTGCAGCTCCGCTAACCGGCTACCAATCCACGACGTACCAAGACGGTTTTCCACCACTTCAACATGAGTCAAACCATCAGCCCGCAAAGACAACAACGCGATAGACGCGGACTCCCGATTGCCGGCAACCTCCACCGCAAACACCAACGACGGCCCCGGCATCGAATCGGCGTCAGCCAAACCAGACCACACACCCGACGCGAAAACGGACTCACCGCCAAGCTTCGCCCAAATGCCCAAACGCTCACGCTTGAACTGCGAATCCTCACCCTCAGCAATCACCAGAGTGTCGAACTCGTCTCGAATGAACTCTTCCGATATGCGATACCCAAGACCAGGGTTTGCCGTATACCAACCCTCACGGTCATCCGGTTTCGCATCATCCGGTGCCGACCACTCAAAATATGCAAGCCGATCCGAAGACCGGTCAATGCCTTCCTGCCGCATAGACGCCAACAAATCAGACTCAGGCATCCCCGCCGACGACGTAAACCACACCTGCGGATTACCCGACACAGACTTAGCGGCCATCGTCGGCAGCAACGCCGCCATCTCATCCATCTTCAACGCATAAGCCTCATCAAGGATCACCAGGTCACCAGTGAACCCACGCCCCGAACCCTTAGACCGCGCCCGATACACCAAACGGTTGCCGTTCTTCAACGTGATCCCCGGATCGTTGCCGGTCTTCATACCCGAAAAGTCCTTGTCAAGGTCACCCTCAAACCCTTTTACCTGCTTCATCAACTCAGGTGACGCTTTGATCCGATTCATCAACGACAACATCGACTCACGCGCCGTCGCATACTCATGCGCCGTGTGAATGATCAACCGCTCACCAAGCAAAAACAGGCCAGCAATCTCACGCGCCTCAATCAGCGCATTCTTCCCATTCTGACGCGGAACCACCAACGCCGCCCGGAACGCCGCCCAACCACCCGACGCACTCAACCCCAACGAATTGACCAACACATGCCGTTGCCACGGGTCCAACTCCAACCCTGCAAGCTCGGCCGCAAAATCTGCAACATCATCACCCAACGAATCAGAAAATCGGGGCACCGACTCAATTCGAGGAAGCTGCGCGCCTTTCCGCAATACGTTGCGCGAACCGGTCAAGAGCCGTCACCTCCGGACTAGCAGCCGCCTCAAGACGACGAATCAGCGCAACCAAATCGGCGTGCTGCTTAGACAAAGCCGCCATACCCGTAGGCACGCCCGCCTCCATCGTTGCTTCAACAATGCGCAAATTCCAACGCGCCTTGTCCAACTCATCAATCGAATCAGCCACAGCCGGCGCATTCACAATCGCCAAACGCACCACATTCGAAACCTCATCACGAGCCGCACTCACCCGCACGTTTTTCTGATCCCGCGCCGCCTGCGCACAAGCCTCATCAACCAGCTCACCGTTGCGCTTATGCCGCTTATACGCCGTAAAAGACCCACACTCCGCCAATGGCCGCACCATGCAGACCACCTCCGAAGAAACCAATTAGTAACGGGATAACGCCCTGGTAGACCGTTCCCGACCCGTGTGCACAATTCTCATCAATGCCGCCCGTGTCGCGTGGGGGTGGGGGGAGGGAGGGGTGGCCGGGTCACCAGTTGCGGGAGGTCTTAGGTTTTTGTACCCGTGTTAGTCCGTCGAGGTCTTTGACTCCACGGCGGCTGTTGCATGAACGGTGTGCGGGTGCGAGTGGGCCGGTCATTGATCCGCCTACGCCTACGGGTGTGAGGTGGTCTGCTGTGAAGCTCATTGGGTGTTTCCACGGCAGGTCGAAGTCGAAGGGTTTGCCGCAGAGGTGGCAGGGTGTGTTGTTGCGGCGGGCTTGACGTTTGAGTGCGTCCCGTTTGGCAACGTAGGTGCGGTCGTTTCTGTAGACGGGCATGGTGCCTCCGCGCTATCCTGCGGTCATGACTGACTTACTGACTGCTGATGCCCGAACTGAGATTTTGAATGTTGAGGTGGCACGGTATGTGTCTAAGGGTTGGAGTGTTCAGTCTCAGGCGGGCGGGCAGGCTGTCTTGTCTAAGACGAAACGTATTGGCGTGTTCTGGAACGTGCTGTTGTCACTGTTGACTGGTGGCCTTTGGCTCATCGTCGTGGCTGTGCGTGTCATCAACCGGAAAAGGAATTCTTTGGTTTTGAGTGTTAACACTTCTGGGCAGGTCACTCGCCGTTAGTGTCCCGCTATTCGGTGCCGCGGGTAATTGTTGGCCCGTCATCAATAACGGTGCAACTTCCGGTGCGTGTGTCTGCCCAATGGTCGAGCACGTCGGTCATGTCGTCTAACCCGCCAACTGCCGGGTAGGACGGTGACGGTGTGACGAGGATGGTTGACCCGGTTGGGACGTACACCCATTGGCCTGCCATTAGATGACCTTGCGGCCCATCTCTTTGAGCGCGGCAAGTGTTACGCCGTCTAACCGTTCGGTGACCGTGAACCCGCATTTGTCGTTTGGTAGCAGTCCGGCGACATGATCGGCTGCCGCAATGACCACCAACGCGTTGTCGTCTAGGCGTGGTTCAAACTGCGGCGTGGGGATCATCAGTCACCAAACACTTTCCTGTTAGGCAGGTCGGGGGTAAACGGTTAGGGAGGTTCGGTCAGAGGATCGTGAGTGAGCTGAGGTCGAACCCGTTGGAGGTGACATCGAACACGAGCAAACCGGGGTCGGAGTCGCGGCCTGCCGTAGTCCTGTACCAGTCGCTTCCGTTGTCGAGTGTTGGTGCGCCGATTGACCATCGTTGCCGTTCGGAGACGGGGTTGCGGCCT